CATACTTTCTGTTCAATGTCATAAACATTTGACTATTTTTCTGCGAACACTCCTCTTGTTTGGTTTACCGCCGTCATATAGTTCAACCATGCTGGTACTTTACCTACTGACTTATAACCAACTGCATGTCCATTTGCTACATCTATTTCTGTATCAAACCACGCCATTTCATCTGTTATCAAATCTTGAAATCCAATCTGGTCTAAATCAGGCTTATGTAAATCATCCAACGTTTTCAGGTTTGTATCCCATTTATTTCCTTGACTATAATCTACTCTTGGCGTTATACTTGCAATTCCCATTACATAACATGGCTCATGACATTTTACTACCATTTTTCCACCTTTATGTTTTCCTGTTAATTTTCCACGTCCCGCTAATGTTCCAAGTGCGTGTTCATTACTACTCGTCTCAGTCTCTGCCGTACTTATTACTTCCTCGAACGCTAATTCTTTTATTAAACTTCCGTGATATACTGGCGTTTCTGTTTTTCTTACACTTTCATGACTATACACTGCATTAATCCAATCATTGTAACTTCCGCCACTCATGTTAATTCTGTTCAGCATCTTATATACTTTGTTAGCTAAGCTTAACGCATCTATCGTAAAACTTCCTCCGCTTGTATCTACTGCTGTCACTTCACTAACTCCGCCACTTCCGTCTATCCAATCTGTATCAATCCAATTGTTAAACTTATCACTTTGGTAGGTCTTCACTGCCAATCCTTCTTGTGTTCCTAACTTACAATACTCTCCATTTAATTTCTTTAATCCTAAACTATAAGGTATTCTTCCCGTATCTGTAATATTATAACTACTTGTCCCTCTTACGTCTGCCAATAAATCCATTTGCATTTCATCAATATTTGTTAACGGAAACTCTTCCAAATTTGCTACTCTATTTCTTGCTATTTACTTGTAAAACTCGTTTGGTAATAATACCATGATGTTTCACTATTTAAGTCTGTTTCACTCAACCCCTTGAAATCTGTACAATGCATCACTCTATAATTTGTATCAGTTGTATAATATTCTATCGTTTCAAATAATTGATCTACATAAACTTCTTGCCAATCTCCCGTTCCTAATTTATATTTTATTTTTGCAGTCTCTGGTTGTATATCTCCTATTCTTGTCTCATTGTCATAATGAAATTTTAATTCTACTACTTCTCCCGCAGCTATTGTTTGTACTGTATTTATTCCATTATTATTTATTCTTTGGTTTTCTTCATGACAAGCTATATCATTCACTCCATTATCTGTATGTATTACATATGCATTTTCTTCTTGCTTATTTGCATAGTAATTTTTGAAAATACTCCAATATCCCAAATACGGCACTGCATTAAAACTTCTTTCAATTTCTCCGTTTTGTTCTGTCTTTGTTCTTCCTAATCCTCTTATCCCTAAATAGCTATATATACTACTCGGATTAATCTGACTATTATCATCATACACATCACTCTTTTTATAATCATGTTTCATCTTAATTTGAGGTAAGTGTACTTTATCAATCTCTCTTCCCAGGTCTAACTTGTTCATATGTAATTTCCCGTTAAATAATCTCACCGGTACTTCGAATACATCCAACTGTACTTTATAACTTCCGAATAATGGTCCTATCGTTGGTAACGTCTTTACGTCACAATTTAACTCAATATCAAACGTATCTCCTGGTAACCCTACTTCCGTCATAAACGGCACTAATGTTCCCGCGCTCATACTACTTCGCCATAAATAACTTAATTTATGCGTACTCCTTTCGAATGTCTTTGTTATATACTTGTTTTTCTTTCCACTTCCCAGACGTTCTCCGCCCAATTTTATACTACTGCTCATCTTTTACTCCATTTATTTGATTAATTAATACTAATACTTGCACTATTCGATTCCACGTTATCTCCTTTAAATCTTCCTTACACTCGTCTACACTCGCAAACTCTTCTGTAATTCTATATTTTCCCATTGTTCCGACCCATCCGTTTTCATCATTTCCAATTACTACGAACGGGCTATCATCTACGTCGTGTCTTGTTAATGGTGTTACTTCTTTGTCTAATTCTAATTCAATCGCGTTTTCTTCAAATGTTTTTGTACTCATTTTCTTTAATTGTTTTTAATTATTACTTACCTATTTTACCATCTTGATTGATTCTATCTTCGTAATTTCTTCTATTACGTTCACAATCTCCCTTAGCACTACGGGTGCTAACATTCTTCCAATTTTTTTTGCTAATCCTCTTAACATACTTTTACTTGTTTTTAATATTAATTTTATAATTGTTCTTGCTATCCATAAGGCTATTAAACTTATCCACGTCTTTAACCAATATACACCCTCTACTATTTCTTGTCTCCCGTCCATTGTGTATTTTTATTTCTGTTCTACCTGGTACTCCTTTCAATTCCCATAAATTCCTTTTAAATTTTGGACTCCATTCATATACTATATCATATATTCCCGCATCTACCATGTTTGTTCTATTCTCTAATGTTCTTATTATTCTTCCATTTATCATCATCTTTCCAAGTACTCTTTTTTCTTCCCACTTGTCCAAATCATAATATTTCCTTTCTAACACTAATTCCAATTCTCTCCCCATTTCTTAACCCATTTTTCTGCCCAATCTAATCCATGTTCATCAATATCGATTTCTTCAATTCTATCTTCTTTTCCACCATCTTCATGTAATTTCTCCGCTCTTGCCATATTTCCTCTAATTTTCTAATTTCTAATCTTAATTTTTCTCTTTGTGTATACATTTGTAAATTTCTTTATTTAGATTCAATCTATTTATTCTATAATTTATACTATGGTAAATAATTTTTTTCTATCCTCCGACCTTTATTCATAAGGCTTTGCTATCTATCCCTCCCCTAGCGGGGGACTGTCCTTTTTCTTTCTTTTTTTGCTAATATACA